TTACAGATGCAGATGCAATGCCAGTCTATAAAAATACTGATGATGGTGCAGGCCCATTCAGTGGCTGGTTGGACACAGATACAGAAAATGTGTTTGCACAGAGAACTGAAACAGCAGACCCGGCCATTGGACAAGACCAGTTATATGTTGACATGGATGGATTCAACGTTGGCACACTCGTATCCGATTATCGCCGGGCTCTTGCTCTACAAAGATGGCTCGAAAGAAATGCTGTTGCCGGTACACGTTATATAGAGTTTATACGGGCTCATTGGGGCGTTAATTCATCAGACAGCAGGTTACAAAGGCCGGAATACATAGCAGGCAGCAAAGCCCCTGTAAATATCTCAGAGGTACTAAATACAACCGGCACAACAGAACTACCCCAAGGCAATATGGCCGGTCATGGCGTATCAGTCACTCAAGGTGGTTACGGTACAAAGTTCATCGAGGAACACGGTGTTATCTTAGGCATATGCTCAGTCACACCATTACCAGCATACATGCAAGGTATCAGCCGTCATTTCGGAAAATATACGAGCCCTTGGGATTACTTCACTCCTGAAATGGAACACATCGGCGAACAAGCTATTCAAAACAGAGAGGTCTTTGCCTTTCAATCCAATTCAACAGCGGATTGGGGATATACACCCCGCTATGCAGAATACAAATACATGCCGAACCGTGTCGCCGGTGACATGATGGACAGCTTAAAATTCTGGCATCTCGCAAATGACTATGCAAGTGCTCCAGGTCTTAACCAGGCATTTATCGAATGTGACCCCAGGACAGATATCTTCGCAACAGCAGATACAGACTACCTGGTCGGTCATATATATCACAAAATAAAGGCCTCCCGCTTGATGTCGTATTATTCAACTCCAATCTAAAACAATGTGCCTAACACCGTTTCGAGTCGTCCGAGATGAGGTTAGTATAAGCGTACCCTGTGGCAAATGCGAAAAGTGTGCGGCACGTAGGATCTCAGGTTGGTCGTTCAGACTTATGCAACAAGACAAACAATCAATATCATCTTACTTTTTAACTCTAACATATGAGCCAGAACGTTGTCCTATTACAAAGAGTGGATATATGGATCTCCGAAAAAGAGACCTCCAACTATTCTTCAAACGATTACGCAAGGCTCATGAGTCCCTTTCTTCATCATCCCTACCAAGTCACCCAATTAAGTATTATGCTTGTGGTGAATACGGTGGAAAATCTTGGCGACCTCATTACCACATATTATTGTTCAATGCCGAACTTGAATTAATGATAGGTAAGAGGCATGCCGATATGATAAAACGTGGTACAATAGAACTAGATGGAAAATGGCCGTTTAAAGTTGCTCAATGGGATAACGGCCATGTAACATTCGGTGAACTCAATCCCGCCAGTGTCGGTTACACCATGAAATATATCAGCAAACCAAAAAGGATTCCACTACATCGCAACGATGACAGAGAAAGGGAATTCGCGTTAATGTCAAAAGGTATCGGTAAAGATTATTTGTCTACCGAAATCATCGCCTATCATAAAGCAGACCTGCTCAATCGAATGGTACTAACAACAGAGAAGGGCGTCAAACTATCAATGCCCAGGTATTACAAAGATAAAATGTACACATTCGAGGAACGTTCAGAGATAGCAGGTCACTTCCGTGGCGAAATCGAGAAAAAAGTACTTGAGGAAACTCAGGAACAACTGGCCAAAGGAGATGAATCATACAAACAATTTCTTAACAACAAAAAGCAAGCTGTGTTAGCAGCTGCAGAAAGACAATCAAAAATTGCCCATGAGGGCGAAACAATTTAAATTCTTCACAATGTCAAAGAAACAAAAAGTTGATACTACGACTGGTGAACTCATCACTGACTACTATCCATGGCGTACACAATTTAACCGTGTAGGTCAACAAAAACAAGAAGCAGACCCGGTCGGTAAGACTGTACCAGGTCAATCCTTAACAATGTCAGAAATAATAACACGCTATCAGCAAGGCCGGCCTTTAGTTGCCGGACAATCACAATTCGGAGGATATGACCTGGAAGAACCATTACCTGACCTCAGAAAAATGGATATCTCCGAAGTGTACGACCTGAAACGTGAAAATGACCAAAAACTGGACGCTATTCGTAGCGAACTCGTCACCAAGGAAAAACAGCAAAAAGATCTTGCTGAAAAACAAGCCCGGGAAAAATACATCGAGCAGGAACTCGATCGCCGGGAAAAACAAAAAAGCCGTAAGGACACCAGTGAGGATAAGATAGCGTAGCATCCCGAACTCGTAACAATCTAAAAATCAATTCAGTATGAATCAAAAAGTAACTCAGCTGGATTTTATCCAGCCTAACAACTTCAAACTCAAACGCTTGCGTTTGTATAAATGGCTAACAATCAAGCTGTTAGCCGTAGTAAATAAACTCCATAATGCCGAGCTGGCAGAAATCAAAAGAGTGTTGGAAAAACACGACCGCACTAATATCCCTTGATATATTAGTGCTAATTGACACCAAACCCCTGTGGTGTCGAAAAAATAGACCAGTGAAGCCCGGACAACCGGCGAAGCGTGGGCAGATTGGCTACTTCGGAGCCCCAAATTGTAGAGGTCTACCTAAATCGGAAATCAGGGCGACGGTAGCCATATCTACCGTACCCCTATGCCGAGCCCGGTTGACCCTGAAGGGCTGAACGGGCTAGTATAAACGACCCAATCCGCGAAGCGGTAAGGTCTCTAAAAACGCCGTAGGCCGGGGGTACTAGGGGGCAGAGCCCCCTAGTTAAAAAAAAATGTAATTTTTTTTATCTAAACACTCTTATTATGCCAGAAAATCAAAACTCCAATTTTGGAAATATCATGGCTTCCGCCTTACCAGTGGTGGGCGGAATAGCTCAAGGTATAATGCAAGGTGAAGCAAATCGCAAAGCGAGGAAATTCGCTAAATCTATGTACTATACCCAACGGGAACATACCATTGAAGATTGGAACAGAACAAATGAGTACAATCATCCCCGTCAACAAATGCAACGCTTACAAGAAGCAGGATTAAATCCTCATCTTATCTATGGTGGAAGTGGATCTACTGAAGCAGGTGGTATAAAAACACCAGATGCACCAACATGGAAACCAGAGAGCGTAGGAGAGGGAATCCCTCAGGCCATTATGGGAATACACGATCTAAGAGCAAAATCAGCACAGGCAGACAACCTCCAAAAACAAACAGATCTTCTCGAGGAGGAAAGAAAGTTAAAAGCAGCTCAGACAATTGCAACCTTAATGAGTGCAGATGTATCAGCCGTTGACCTTGACCAGAGGAAACTTGATTTAAACACTAATCGTCAGCTTGTAGATACTGTTATCGAATTAAAACGACAGTCAGTTGACAACCTCCGTTCTCAAACAGCTGAAGCATACCAAAGGATAGATATATCCAAAGCAATGAAAGCACCTAATCTTGCAATAGCAATGCAAGAGATTATTAACAAAAAACTGGATGCTATTCTCAAAGGAAAAACCGGTAGGTCTATTGATGCCAACACTCAAAAAACACTCGAGGAAACAAAAGAAATCGGGCAAAAAATCAGTAACATGATTACCGAAGGAAAATTAAAAGAGTTCGAGTTACAGTTCAAAGAAATGAGAGGCAAAACAGCAGACTGGCCAGCGTATATGCGTTTATTCAAAGACGTGGTGGATGCCGTACCCGATGTATTCACACCTGGTGGTTCGTACAAAAAACCATTTGGCGTTAAGAAAAATCCTTAATAAATTCGTGTCATGCAATATTGCAGCAAAACAAAATCTTTATACAATGGCACGATATGGAAGGCGTTCTCGCAGAGGCCGCCGTAAAACACAAAGCAAAAGATACTATACTATGAGCCGTGGGGGAATACGTCTCTAAGTAAAAAAAACTTCCGGGTCTCCGGAATGGTTAATGTTAGGTTTGAGCCGTCAGATTCCCCTCTGGCGGCTTCTTCTTTAATACTCAAAAACAAATGCAAATGCAAAAAAATCTTTTCAACTCAGTCAAGCTCAAACGACCAAACGGTTCAACGTTTGACCTTTCTCATGATGTAAAACAATCAATGAAATTCGGTACACTCTATCCGACAATGTCACTTCACGTAGTGCCTGGTGACAAAATACGTATCGGATGTGATGCATTAATTCGTTTCCTTCCGTTAGTAGCTCCCGTGATGCATCGCATAAATGTAACAATGCATTATTTCTTCGTGCCTTATCGCTTATTATGGGATAACTGGGAAAACTTTATCACAAACACAGAGGTCAGCGGTGCTGTACCTGCTCACCCCAGGATATTATTAAATGAGGCAAACATGACAACCCGGCTGCATCAATACTTCGGAATACCTGATAAAGCAAATGCCGGTAATATTGGCACAGAGGTAGTAACTCCCTGGGAGTGGTCAGCATATCAGCTAATTTATAACGAATATTACAGAGACCAGGATTTGATTGCTGAAGTGCCATATAAACTAGCAGATGGTATCAATGGTTATGAAAATCTCAGAATCTTCCGTCGTCGTGCCTGGGAACATGATTACTTTACAAGTGCAAGACCTGAAGCTCAAAAAGGTGACCCTGTGGTTATACCAATTACAGATGCAGATGAAATCCCAGTCTAT